GCTCGACCATGGTGAACGGTACGGCATCTACGGCGGCCTGTCGGAACGTGAACGGCGCAAGCTGCGACACGGCAGCATGTCCCTGACCCTCACCTGCGAGCACTGCGGGAAGGGATTCACCGCGGCCAAGAGCAACGTGCGGTTCTGCTCCGATCGTTGCGCGAACCGTGCACGTCTGGCATCCCGGCGTGGCACCTGTGTCGACTGTGGTGGTCCGACGTCGGAGAAGAAGTTCGCCCGCTGCCACAACTGTTCGGGTAAGCGGTCCGGTGCGACGTTGTGGGCGCGGAGGGCATCGTGACCCGCGACGAACTGTTGCAGACGCTGCTACTGGAACGGTACGGGCCGCGTCCACGCCGCTGTGATCGACGCCAGGAGCCGGCACCTGAGCCAGTCTCGTACTTCACCGATACCCCGGCAGCGCAGGCGAGAAGACGCATGGCCCTGTCGTCGGCGATCGATTCCAAGGATGAATTCGCAGACAGGAACATCGCATGAGCTATCTGAACACTTTCCGGGCCGTATTGTCCGGAATCCCTACAGGTAAAGCGATCACGATCGACTCTGTGCGCGCCGAGTTCGAGGCTGCGCAGATCCCGCCGGCAGCATACGGGCCGATCTTCGCCGAAGCCTGCCAGAAGGGCTATCTCGAGGCTACGGCGGCGACAGTGAAGACACGGTGGAGGCCGGGACGTGGACGGCTGGTGCGCGTGTACCGGGTGACATCGAAGGCACGCGACGAGATCCGAGCGGAGGCAGCATGATCGTGCAGGCAGCACGCGATGATGATGCAGTCCTTGCCCTAGTTGACTACTGGCATGGCGATGGTTGGCAGATTACCGAACTTGCCATGGCGCTAGTGGACAAGATCCGCGCAGACCAGGACCGGAAGACACGGCACGACGTCGCGATGGACATCGAGGACGCATCGATTCGCGGATCTGGCGGCTTTCTGCATACAACCATCTATCGCGATCGAATCCTCCGAATCGTTCGGGAGAGCCATGACTGACCCGCATCCCGTCCGCCGGCCCCGCCTCGAACTCATCGCACTCGACACCGACCGCGACCGGCAACAACGACACCTCGCCATCTTCTTCTCCGCCCTACCCGTCGACCCAACCATCCAACGACTCGCCGACTACCGGCATGCGGTCGTCATGGAAGACCACCAGACCGCACGCCAGATCATCGACGAACTGATCGACCAAGACCAGGAGGCGCGGAGGTAATGCCCAAGATCAGAGGCATCAAGCCGGAATTCTGGACGGATGAGGACGTCGTAGAACTCTCCGTGCCTGCCCGGCTGCTGTTCATCGGCCTCTGGAACTTCGCCTGCGACAACGGACACCTGCCCGACAAGCCGAAGCAGATCAAGATGCGGATCCTGCCGGCTGATGATGTCGACGTCAACAAGCTGCTCGATGAACTGGCCCACCATGGCCGGATTTCGAGAGCCGACGGAACCATCACGATCGCCAAATTCGCGCACCATCAGAAGCCTCATAAACGGTGGTGGGTCACCTGTGAGACACCCGGTTGCAACCTGCCAGAGGGTGCATCACACGGACCTGTCAACCGTGGCACAACCGTTGCGCAACCGTTGAACAACGGGAGACCAACCGATGATGTTGATGGTGATGTTGATGGTGATGGTGAACTGACACCTACGGTGTCAGGCCCGCGCAAGCGCGGCCAACGACTCACCGACGACTGGCGACCCAGCACCGAAACACGCGACCACCTCGCCGCCGAATTCCCTCAAGTCGACCAAACCGCCGAGTTCTGGAAATTTCAGAACTACTGGATGGCCAAGTCCGGGAAAGACGCAACGAAGATCGACTGGGACCGCACCTACAGCAACTGGATCCGCAACAGCGCCGAACGCCAACCGACCAGACCACGCAGCACACAGAACACCACCGACGACCTGTTCGGACGAGCTGCCCAACGACTCGGGATCACCCAATGAACAACACCGAAGCATTCACACTCCTCCGCTACGTCGTCGCCTGCTGTCCAGCCCAGAAGATCGACGAATACACCCCGGACGCCTGGACGAAACTGCTCGGCGATCTCCGATTCGTCGACTGTGAGCAAGCCGTCACCAACCTGGCGCAGGAACAGGAATTCATCGCACCGAAGGATGTCCGCAAGGAAGTCAAACGGATCCGCACCAAGCGCATCGACACGCACGGCCCGTTCGATCCACCGGACCCGGACATGTCGGTCGCCGAATACCTCGTCTGGCAGAAGCAGGCACGCAAGATCATCGCCGACGGTGGTGTGATCGAAGCACCGCAACTGGGCAGCCGCGACACTGCCCAGATCCGAGCGATCGACAAGAGGCCGGCATGACCAGCAACCTGATCGGCATCGGCGCAGCACTCGGAATCGCCGCCATCATCTGGCTCACCGTCCGCAAACGACGCCACCATGAACCCAAACTCGACGCCGAACTCCGCGATGGCTGGATCATCGAACACCGAGACCGCGGCGCCATCATCGCCTGCACCCGCTGCGCCTACTTCATCGACGCCGCCGACCTGTCCGCCAACCCGATGCAGCACGCCGACTTCATCGACCTGCTCATCGAACAAGCCGGCCTCGAACACACCCACCAGGAGACACGATGACCACGATGACTGCAGCACAAGCACGCTGCACTCACCTGATCGAGTACCAAGGGCGAATCCGGCATCTCGACCACGACCGGACCGAACATGCCGCATTGCAGGTCACCTTGGCCGAACTCGATGATCAGGCGGCAACAGGCTGGCCGGGCTTCCACCCGGAGACCTATTGCAACCGCTGCGGCAACCCGAACACCTGCTGGGCGACGGCGAACGAGGTCTGGAATCCAGTCATGCGACCAGACGGGAACTTCGGACCGTGGCACGAAATCATCTGCATCCCCTGCTTCACTGAACTCGCTGAACGACTCTGGGGGCCGCGGAACTGGCGACACACTCGCGACCCTCACACCGGGACCGAATCACTGCTCCTGCTCAACCGGGAGCAGCACCTAGCCGACGCCTACGACCAGGCCATCGACACCGTGGCCGCGCAACTGCAGGACTGGCAGTCCGACTATGCCAAGAGCCGCAATCCGTACCGACAGCAGGAGCAATCATGATCAGCCTCGCACACGGCGGGCATGTTCCAAGCCATCACGTCTATCCGGCCGACGACAGCATTCCGGTCCAGATCAGCCCACCTGAAGCCTGGATGCACCAAGCCGACTACGACGAGTACAAGCGGCTCGGAGTGCTCAACCCAGCCGTCATCATCCACATCGTCCCTGACGACGAAGACACGAATCGTGCGCAACATCGCGACCTGTATGGCACCGAACTCGACCGCGACCAGGAGCAGCAATGATTGGGCACTGGATCCTCCTAGTTGGCGCCGTGCTGCTCTTCGCAGCGATGTGGACCGGCGTGCTGTACCCGTTCTTCGGTTTCATCGACGCCCGACGCAGCCGTATCAACCGGGCCAAGAACCGCCAACGTGCAGAACTTGAAGCCGACTGCGCTCGTCCGTTGATTGACGTCGTTCGGCAAGCCGAGTACGAAGCCGAATCCGACTACTGGCGCGAACACCCCGACGAACGACCACCAGAACGCCGAGCGGTTCTCGTCTCTGTTGTAATCACCGAGGAGGAGATATGACCCTCATCGACTTCGGAACGAACTGCTCATGGTGCGGGCACTCACCCCACGCCGGTGTTTGCCCCGGAACCATCCAGACCGGCAACGCGAAGACACCCGAAACGAAACCATGCCCCTGCGCACGACGAGACACGGCCCACGGCAGCGAACGGACCCCAGACCCGTACGCGATTAAGGGTCCAGCATCGCCAGGCCGAAATACAACGATAGAACGGGGACAACAGTGACCACCGACCCGATCCAGCAAACCCGCGACGCACTCGCAGACATCCCCCGACTCTGGAAACAACTCCCATCAACCCGCTACATGGCCCGACTCCGCGACGACACCAACACGTCGAAACCAACCCCCGGATCCCGGCCACCACTCGACACCACACTCCTCGACCTCAAAGACGGCCGCGACATCCAATGGTGGATCAACCTCGCCGTCGACGAAATGGTCGAAAACGGCACCGAACCCGAGAACGTGCCATCCAGTCGCCGGCCAGACATCACCGAACAATGCAGATGGCTCAGCAATAACACCGAGTGGATCGCCGAACACAACCCCGACTACCACACCGAAATCCGATCACTCCACTGGATGTACCGCCGCGCAACCGGACACACCAACACCGCCAAACTGAAATGCCTCACATGCGGCAACCGAGCCTTCATCGACGGCATCTGGCTCATCTGCACCGAAGTCGAAGAACACGCACGCACCATCCAAGACATCGAACACGAACACCGCTACCGGGCCGCACTCCCAGCCCAGACAATCGCCGACGAATTCCACATCGACATCAACACACTCCGCAACTGGAAGCGCCGCCGTAAACTACGAGAAGCCGGCAACGCTGGACGTGCCAACTGCTACTACCCGTGGGACGTGATGATGGCGCTCAACCCAGTCCTCGCCGAAGCCATCAACGCCCGCGACGAACACACCGCGAAGGAGCCAGCATGAGCATCGACCTGTGGTCGAGGATCGAACACGACCAGAACATCCTCGAGTCCGAACTCGGTCTCGGCCTTGAGTGGTGGGACGCCATCCTCGCTGACGACATCCAGTACTCGCTGTTCCCTAGTGACCGCAGATTCGCATTCAACGTCGTCGGCCCGGTCGACTCGATCATCGAGTGGCTGAAGGCTGAGCCAGTGACAGTCACAGTGGAGGACCTGGACTGGACGATCGAAGGCGACGGTCGGCCCATCAGCCGTATCCACATCCGCGACAAGGCGCCAAGGACATCTCGTGGCTGATTTGGTGGAGTTCCACTACGACCCGTCCGAGGATCCTTTCGCGGGTATGCCGAAGCCGGGCGACGTGCTGTACGCCTACGATCCGGCTGGGAATGTCATCGGCAAGGGCATTGTCGAAGAGTACAACGAGGGTGATCGCTGGCTTAAGTTCGTCCCTTGTTGGCCCGAGGACAACGAATGAGTGGCACGACCGATCTGGTGGAGTTCCTGCGGGCACGGCTGGCAGAGGACCAGCAATCACTGGAGCACAACACCCACCTAGAAGCAGAGTGGGCATACGAAGACATCGAGTCAGGTGGATTCAATCCGACATTCTCTGGCCCGACCGCAACTCGCCTGCTGGCTGAGGTGGAGTCGAAACGCCGCATCATCGCTCGCGTGCTTGAAGGATGCGAATGCCACTGGTCTGGCATGTACGGTCAGGACTGGGACGAGGACATTCTGCGTCTGCTGGCCATGCCATACGCCGACCACCCGGACTACGATCCAGACTGGCGTGTCGAATAGTTACAAACGGTGCAACCATCATGTATCGTGGCAGATGTGGGGCGAACGACTGTCCCCAAAACTCCCCCGGAGGATTGCCCGAAGCAATAGCTGAGGGAAGACGGCCCGAGACAGCTGGCGGACGCCAACTGCGCTCGGGTCTTCGCATATCCACACCTGTACGCCCGGCAGGCAACAGAGGATCGACCAGCCTGAAACCGACCGGCCGACCCGCACAGACCGACCCACCGCGCCATGCACCCTCGACCATGGATCAGCGGAAACCCAGACCTCGCAACAGTCCGGGACATAGTCAGCCGCACTATGTGGGCAGCTACCGCTCTTCGTCAGAACGGGACGCGGCACTCACTCTTCAGTCGTGGAGGTGTCGAGCAATGGAGAACCAGCTCGCCGTACTCGACACCGAACTCCGCATCGCTGTGCATATGTGGCGATGGCAACGCATCGACGGTGCGTCACGCGACACCAAGCGGCGACACCTAGCCCGCATCGACCTACTCCTCGACCAACGCCTCATCATCACCCGAGCCATCGCCTACCAAGCCGAAGCGCTCACATGAAACGCGTCTGCCGAGAAACCGGCTGCCCAACACTCGTCGACCCCAACGCATACCGCGGACTCTGCGACACCCACCGCAAGACCCGCGACCGAGCACGAGGCAGCAGACAAGACCGCGGCTACGGCACCGCATTCGACCGCGAACGCAGACAATGGGCAGCACGCATCAACGCCGGCGAACCAGTCAACTGCTGGCGATGCGGCAACCCGATCCGACCAGGCGAACCCTTCCACCTCGGCCACGACGACTACGACCGCAGCATCACCCACGGCCCCGAACATCCCGCCTGCAACCTCAGCGCTGCAGGCCGATCCGCCCACAACTGAACGACCCCGCGAGGTTGCAGCCTCCGGGGTCACGGCCGACCTGTGAAGGAGATCGACATGGCCAAGCGTATCTGCTCGCTCGCCGGATGCGACAGACCACACCGAGCACGCGGCCTATGCGCCACCCACTGGAACGCCACCCACCGCAAGGACCAGCACCGCGCCGTGCCATGCACAGTATGTGGCCGGAGCGTGGTGAAGAACGGACCAGGCACCAAACGTCGGGCCGTCTGCTCAGACCGATGCCGAACCTACCTAACGTTCGGACACTGGCCCGAGCAAGGCAAAGAGCTGGTCGGACCAGTCGAGCGACACACAGTAGCCGAACCAGAAGTGCTCAAGACGGCGTCGCGTATCCGCTTCGTCGGCACCACATGCGCATGGTGCGGCAAGCAGTTCCTATGGGATCGCACCATCACCGGTACCGATGCACGCAGATGCTCGAAGCGCTGCACCCGTAAGACCGGACGAGCCGTACGACGAGCCAAGGCAGCCAAGGCCGGCGGAACCTACACCTGGGCCGAAGTCATGCGGATCTTCCTTGCACACGACAAGCGCTGCGCGTACTGCCACGAGCCCGTCGAAGGACAGCCCGACCCCGACCACGTCGTGCCACTCAGCCGCGGCGGATCGAACAGCATCACCAACGTCGTTCCCTGCTGCCGACCATGCAACGCCGACAAGTCCAACCACCTGCTCAGCGAGTGGAACACAGTCCGAGCCAGCAGAGGCAAACCACCACGCGATGTCAGCCTCGCCGACTACCCACACCTCACGGTCACCGGACTCGCCCGGGCCGCCTGAGACCCGGGGGGAGGTCCCGAGCGACCGATGCCAACGGACCGCCGGGGAGGGGTCTCTGTTGTGCGGAGGGTTCAAACATTCCGGACTGGGGGCGCGATGCCTCTGGCCGCCTAGCTCGGCGCGATGCCGGTCAAGGAGATGGTGATCATGGCAAGCGGTGGTGCGCGTAATCGTTCTGGCCCGCAGGCGGATCCGGCCTCTGGTCGTTCTGATCGCCGCGGCGTGAAGCTGACGGCGCTGCCGGCCGAGGGGTACAAGGGTGTGGTTCCGGACTGGCCTTTGCCCGGTCGGGCCGTGATGAAGTGGATCGTCGACGGGGACGGCCGCTATCAGATTGAAGACGACGACTTGACTGAGCTGGTCGCTGAGCGTGAGCGGCAGCTCTGGGCATGGGCTTGGTCGACGCCGCAGGCGTGCGCTTGGTCTCTGCCGTCGGAGTCGTGGCGGCTGCATACGATCGCGATGTGGGTGCGGACCTATGTGATCTGCGAATCGACGGGTGCTACTGCGGCCGATAAGTCGTCGTTGCACCGGTTCGCCGATCAGATCGGGTTGACGCCGGCCGGGCTCCGGGAGAACGGCTGGGCGATCGCTCAGGACGAGGTTGGGGCAAAGAGGGCTGATACGGCGAAGCCGAAGAAGCGTGCGTCGTCGCGTGATCGGATGAAGGTCGTTGGCGGTGCCGGGTGACGAGCTCGCACTGGATTTCGACCCGCTGCACACCCTTGGCTTCATCGTCACGGATTGGATTGAGCATCACTGCCGGGTCCCGGGCGGCGTCTACGAGGGTGAACCGCTGGTGTTCAACGGCTGGCAGCTGTTCTGCACGGCGAATCATTACCGGATCAACCCGGGCGCGAAGGTCGATCCGCGTCGGCTGCTCGAGCCGTTCCACTATCGCCGGTCGGTGATTGTCGGCCCGCAGAAGTGTGGGAAGTCGCCGTGGGGTGCTGGCATGTTGCTGGCCGAGGCGGTCGGTCCGACGCTGTTTGCTGGCTGGGCGGCCGGTGGCGAGGTGTACCGGTGCGAAGACTATGGTTGTGGCTGCGGCTGGGAGTACGTGTACGAGCCGGGTGAGGCGATGGGCGTTCCTCGTCGGAAGTCTCTGCTCGGCCTCCTGGCGTATGCGGAGACGCAGACTGCGAACGTGTATGAGCCGTTGCAGACGATGATCCATTCGGGTCCACTGGCGGAGTTCGTGCACGTACGCGAGGGATTCGTCCGACTCCCGAACCGCGGCAAGATCGTTCCGCTGTCGGCAGCGGCCCGGTCGAAGCTGGGACAGCCGTTGACTGGCGGCCTGGGTGATGAGTCTGGGCTGTACACGAAGCCGAACAAGGTGTTGGACACGTGGCAGACGATGCGACGCGGTATTGCGGCGATGCAGGGCCGGACGATCGAGTTGACGAACCCGTGGGATCCGATGGAGAACTCGGCTGCTCAGCAGGCGTTCGAGTCGCGCCGCACGGACATCTTCCGCTACTACCGGAAGCCGCCGGCGGACCTGTCGTACGGGAATAAGCGGGAACGACACAAGATCCACCTGTACGTGTATTCGGATGCGCCATGGGTGGATGTGAGCTCCGCGATTGATCCGGAAGCGGCGGAGCTGGTCGAGACGGATCCGACGCAGGCTGAGCGGTTCTTCGGGAATCGTCTGGTGCAGGGTCTCGGGTCGTTCATGACTGAGGCGTTGTGGGATGACACGGAGGCTGTCGAGCCGTCGACGGAGACGCGGGTGTCGCTCGGGTTCGACGGGTCACGGTCGAACGACTGGACTGCGTTGCGGCTGGAAACGTTCGACGGCTACCGGTTCACCCCGACGTACGGTCCGGACTCGCGGCCGACGTTCTGGAATCCGGCCGAGTGGGAGGGCCGGATCCCGCGGGAAGAGGTCAAGGCGGCAATGGCCGAGATCTTCGACCGGTACAAGGTGGCCCGCGCCTACATTGATCCGCGGCATTGGGAGACGCAGGCGGACGAGTGGGCGGCCGAGCACGGCGATGATGTGGTCGCGCTGTGGCCGACGAACCAGATCAACCGCATGTTCGAGGCACTGTCCCGGTTCATCGAGGACCACCACGAGCATCTGACCACGCACGACACGGACCCGACAGCGAAGGTCCATGCACTGAATGCTCGGAAGCTGGCGAAGCCGGGCGACAAGTACATCCTCGGGAAGCCTTCCGAGAATCAGAAGATCGACATCCTGATGGCCGATGTCCTCGCCCATGAGGCTGCCGCGGATATGCGTGCGGATGGCTGGGATGACGTGGATTCGACCATGTACGTGTTCTGACGACTTCGGAAGGGAGTGATCTGCTGTGGTGTTGATTGCACCGAATCTGATCCTTCCGCCGGCACCGCTGGACACGAAGATCCAGGACATGATGCGGAACCTTGATGCGGTCCGCTCCAACTGGATGGATGATCTGCGGAAGCTCGAGGCATATCTTGACGGTCGTCAGGCGATGCAGTATCTGACTAACGCTATGCGTGATCACTTCAAGGAGGAACTGCGCCAGCTGGTGCTGAACTTCCCGCAGCTGATCACTGATGCGCACAATGATCGTCTGGATGTTGAGGGTTTCCGGTTCCCTGGCGAGTCGTCGGGGAATGAGTCATTGTGGGCTGTCTGGCAGGCCAACAACATGGATGAGCAGTCGGTGATGGCTCACAATGACACGTTGGCGTTGTCACGGGCTGCTGTGATTGTTGGCCCGAATCCTGATCCGACTGGTGAGCCGATCATTTCGGTGGAGTCGCCGTTCGACGTGGCATGGATTCGCGAGCCGGCTACACGGCGGGCTATTCAGGCGCAGAAGTGCTGGGTGGAGGCCGATGGTTCTGAGTGGCGCACCTTGTACGACCTGCATCAGACGCGTGTGGTTACGCGCACCCCTGAGGGGTGGCGGGTGACGAAGACCCTGGATCACGATCTGGGACGGCTGCCGCTGGTTCCGCTGATCAATCGGCCGCGGATTAAGTGTCCGGATGGCCGGTCAGAATTTGCGGATGTGCTTGGCCTGGCGGATGCGGCGAACAAGATCGCGACGGACATGATGACGTCGGCGGAGTATCACGCGATGCCTCGTCGGTGGGCGTTCGGTTTGAAGAAGTCTGACTTCAAAGACAAGTCGGGCAAGGAAAATCCGTGGTCGTTCATTGCGGGCCGTCTGTGGGCGAACGAGAACAAGGATGTGAAGGTCGGCCAGTTCCCGGAGTCGGATCTGGCGAACTTCCACAACACGATCAAGCTGCTGGCCCGGCTAGTAGCTCAGATGACTGCCTTGCCGACGGACTATCTGTCGTTCGATTCGGTGAATCCTCCGTCTGCTGATGCGTTGCGGTCGTCGGAGTCGCGGCTGGTGAAGCGCGTGGAGCGGCGGCAAGTGTCGTTTGGTGGTTCGTGGGAGGAAGTCTCCCGGGTTGCGTTGCAGATGAAGACTGGCCGCCTGCCGGAGGGTGCGATGCGGCTCGAGACTGTCTGGCGGGATCCGTCGACGCCGACGATCGCGCAGAAGTATGACGCGATCGTGAAGGCTGTTACGACTCGTGGTGCTGACGGGCGTCCGTTGGTGCCGACCGAGCAGGGTCGGATCGATCTCGGGTACACGCCGGCGCAGCGTCAGGAGATGCGGCAGATGGAAGATGATGCGATCGCATCGGATCCGGATCTTGCGGCAGCCAGGGCGTTGATCGGCGCGGATCGGCCGGATGTGTCCGATGAGTCTGCAGGTAGCTGAAGCGCATCACGCGGCCCAGGTCCGTCAGGGTGAGGCCACTGCGATTCTCGCGTCGAGGCAATGGCAGCACATGTCGCTGATCGATCTGGATCGATCGTGGGCGCGGATCGTTGAGCGACTGGTGCTGATCGTCGCTTCTGCCCAGTTGGGCGCGGCGAAGGCCGGCGCTGCTTATGTGGCGCAGATGGTTGCCGGCATTGATCCGGTAGCTTCGGTGAATCCGGCAGCTTGGTCAGGGTTTGCGTCGGACGGGCGACCGTTGGACAGCCTGCTGTTTGGTGCGGTCACGCATACGAAGTCTCTGATCGGCGGCGGTTACGACCAGGATGAGGCAGTGTTCGAGGGTGGCAAGTGGCTCGACATGGCGGTGCGAACGCAGGTGTCGGATGCCGACCGTGGCGCTGCGGGTGCGGCGATTGCCGCTCGACCCCGCGTCGGCTATGAGCGTTATGTCAGCCCGCCATGTTGTCAACGCTGCGCTGTCCTGGCGGGGAAGTTCTACCGCTGGAACGCAGGGTTCCTTCGTCATCCGCGTTGCGACTGCAAGCACTACCCGGCAGTCGAGGGAACTGATGAGGATCCTCAAGCGCTGGCCGATCACATGAAGGCCGTGATCACGCCGGACAGCATCAAGGATCTGACCAGAGCTCAACGCCAGGCTATCGATGATGGTGCCGACATGAATCAGGTGATCAACTCTCACCGAGTCGGTGCCAGGTCGAAGGACAAGATGACCACTTCGGAAGGCACCACGCGCCGCGGATATGCCTCCTATGTGAAGCGCGCTGTTGCTCGGCAACGTGGCGAAGCAGTTGAGGAAGTTGTGACGCGTGCCGGAAAGAGCCGCCGGAACGCAACTCGCGTGAAGCAACGTCTGACACCGGAGGCGATCTACCGGCTGTCAGGCACCCGCGAGGAGGCACTGCGGCTCCTACGCCAGAACGGCTACATCGTTGGCGATATCCGCCAGATCGCAGCCAAGTCCGCCTAGTGCGGGCCCATGAACCACCCGGACGGGGCGATTCCCGCCCAGGTATAACCGAGCGATTCGGAGATTCATCATGTCGGAGACGGCAGTCAACCCCACACCGGAGCCTGCACAGGCAACTCAGCCTCCGGTCAGTGAACCAGCCCAACAGCCAGAAGCCAGTGCTCAAACGGATGCCGGTCAGCGCGATACTGACCAGCCGTTGAAGGAGCCGGGGCTGAAGGCGTTGCAGGCAGAGCGTGACCGGGCTGATCGGCTTGAAGCCGAGATCAAGGCATTGCGTCCCCAGACCGAGCAGCAGCAGAAGCTCTTCGATCAGTTGAGGGGCGTGTTCGGCGATCAAGCTGCCGACGTGAAGCCGGAAGACGTCGTCAAGAACCTTCAGCAGGAGATGGCGCAGTTGCGTCATGAACGTGCCGTCGATCAGGTGGCCCGCCAGTTCGGGATCACTGAAGAGGCAGACCTCAATCTTCTGCGATCCGCGCAATCCCCTGAGTTGATGCAGCAATGGGGCGAGCGGTTGAAGCCGGCACCGAAGTCGCCCGCAGCACCGGAGCCTGATCCGGGTCAGGGCGCACGAACTGGGACTCAGTCCGAAGAGGACGTCGAGTACCAGAAGTTCTACCCATCCACCCGTAAGTAATCGACCAAGGAGTTCAGAGTGTCTGAGTACCTTCCGATTTACAAGCCGGGTCAGGCCATCACCCTCAAGGCTTCGGCCGCCATCACTGGCGGTCAGCTCGTGGAGGTTACCGGCTCTGGCACGGTCGGACCGGCTGGCGCCGCGTCCACCAAGGTCGTCGGTGTTGCAGCGTTCGACGCCGCCACCAACGACAACGTCACGATCTACGCCGGCGGCGTACAGCATGCCAAGGCGGCTGGCGCGATCACTGCCGGCGACGTCGTCCAGGCCGGAGCAGCCGGAACGGTTGCCTCTGGCACCACCGCACCCATCGGCATCGCCCTCACGACCGCAGACACGAATGCGGACGTCCGAGTCTCCCTGAGGAGCTGAGATGAGTACCTATCCTCCGGGCGGCGTGACCGTCAGTGGAACCAACCTCACCGCTTCGTACTTCCTGCAGCGGCCCACCTTCGTCGCCCGCCGGCTCCGCGAGCTCGCCGACCTGCGCTACGTCGGGTCGAACCTGCTGCGTGGCCGTGCGGATGCAACCGGCGGCGCCGTCGGCTACGAGTCGGCCGGTGAGTCGATCTTCGCCGACGGAACTCCCGAGGTCGTCTCCCCGGGCAGCGAGTACACGCTGACCACGACCGGTGCAGGTACGCCGGCTGTGGCGAAGGTGTCCAAGTACGGCAAGGATTCCATCGTCACTGACGAGGACATCAAGCGCCGCAACATGGATCCGGTCGAGCGTGGCCTGACCAAGCTCGCCAATTCCTGCGGTCTGGTCATCGATCAGGCGGTGGGCGGTGCTATCGCGTCGGCGGTCACCGAGACCGCCGCGGCCACCGACGAGTGGACCACTGGAACGTCCAAGAATGTGCTTCTGGACGTGATGCTGGCTCAGACGTCGATCGCCAGCCAGAATCTCGGCTACCAGGCTGACACGCTGCTGATCTCCGACACGGTATGGGCCTACTTGGCCGCCGACAAGGACATCGCAGCGCTGATGGCTCGCGAGAATCTCAACAACCCGGTGTACACCGGTCGGTTCGTCAACATTGCCGGACTGGACATCGTCCACATCCCGGCGGCGAACATGCCCGGCAGTGACGGCAAGAACGCCTGGGTGCTGGACACCAAGAATCTCGGGTTCATTGCGACCGAGAATCTGGGTGGCGGCTACCAGTCCGCCGGTGATCTGGTCGAGTCGAAGACGATCCGTCAGGACGAGAATGATGCCTGGCGGCTTCGTGCCCGTACCAACTTCGCGGCGGCCGTGACTGATCCGAAGGCCGGATACAAGATCACCGGGGTGGACGCCTGATGTCGGCGCGCCGGAAGGTTCAGTCTGACCAGCCCGATGCTGAACCGGAGACGGCTGATCTGGTCGAGTCGACCGAGTCTGACCAGCCCGATGCTGAACCATCCGGCAACCTCACAGTCACTGTTCCGTTCGCATATGCGCATGCGGTCAGCGGCGAGATGAGACAGCTGGTCCGGGGTGACGTGATCAACCCGGACCAGTTCCAGCAGGAGTCGGTCGACCATCTCAGATCGATCGGATTCCTGGTTCACAACTGAACACGACTACGAGGGGAGGGCGGTCATGACTGTCACACCGGAAGACATTGCGGTTGAACTCGGCCGCCCTACACCTCTATCTGCTGCGGTTCAGGCGCAGTGGCAGAGCTGGATCAATGCAGCCCTCTTACTGTTGCGTGTCGGCGACGGTGACCATGACGGGTTCGGGAATCTGTCCGGTCTCGATCAGGATGTTGTCGATTACGTCGTCACTCAGGCTGTCGTTGGGATGGCACGTCGTCCCGATGACGCAACCACCGTCGACATTCAGATTGATGACGGACGCATGTCGCGTAGCTACTCGACAGGTCAGGGTCGCGTGTTCATTCGCGATGAGTGGTGGGCGATGCTGGCTGGTGCGGATGGTGAGTCATTCTCGATTGGCCCTTGCTGATGCTCGGCGAAGACATTTCGGCACTTCTCCCGCAGCTGCAGTCGGAAGCCGAATCGATGATGATCACGCCTTGTCGGGTGTTGCATCCGACCGGCGTAACGGTCGATCCGGAGACTGGCAGGGAAACGCCCACATATGCCGATGATCCGGTGTATTCGGGTGGCTGCAAGATCCAGGAGCGAGATCTCGAAGTCTCCCCGTCTGAGATTCCGGGCGGCATCATCCCGACTGCACGTTGGGAAGTGCATGTTCCGGTGTCTGCGGGCCCGTTCGCGTTCGGTGATGTCGTGCAAATTTTGGGCGGCGGCGACGTGGTCCGCGAGCTCCGCGTGACCGGTCTGCATCGGAAGTCGTGGCAGACGGCGCAAAGGCTTCCCGTGGAGGAGTTCGCATGAGCGAGTTCGATCTCGACGTCAGTGACCTGACCAAGTTCGGTGACGAACTGGTCGCCGCGGCCGATGGGCTGCTGGCGAAGGTTAAGCCCGTCGTCGCCAAAGGCGCCCTCAACGTCAAGACACAAATGGTCAAGGACATGAAGGCGTCTGCCCACTTCAAGCAGGTCGCTCACACGATCGGCTACGACGACATTGAGGTCGACGACGGCGCGGTCGAAGCCAATGTTGGGCCGGCGACCGAAGGCCAGGTTGTTGGCGACTTGGCGCACCTGGCCTACTTCGGCGGTGCGCACGGCGGCGGCGGAACCGTGCCGGACCCGCAGACTGCGCTGGACGATGAGGCACCCAAGTTTGAGGATGCGCTCACCAAGATCGTGAACGAACTGCCATGAGCACCGATACGTTCACCGCGACCGACCCGTTGGCCGCGGTCAAAACTGTGCTCGAATCACTCGGTTATCCGGTGTTCATTGACGTCAACCCGGGCCCGGTCACTCCCCCATATCTGGTCGTTGCCGGTCCTGGCGACGGCAGGCCCGATGAGGAGCCACTGGCTGGCCCCAGACGGGACACCGCATCCGATATGCGGATCACGGCTGTGTTCGGCACCCCGGAGGGTGCACGGATCGGCCTGGCGCGTGTTCTGGCGATCCTGTCGCCGGCGAAGCAAACCGCAACCGTTGCCCCTGGTGTGTTCACCCGGTTCGTACGTCGCGAGGTCGTGGCCGTCGACACATCGGTTGTGATCACCGGCACGAACCGGAGCCCCGGCTACGGGGTCGACACATACCGGCTGATCACTGAAGGGATCGCTGATGCATCGGCATGAACATCACCAGGAGACGACCGTGGGATCGAAACGCATTCACGTCTACTCGAAGACGACCGGGAAGAAGCAGATCATTCCCGAGGCGTGGCTCTCCCATCCGGTGCTTGGCGCCGACTTCCAGAAGACTCCGCTTACCCGT